CGGGGTGCGGCTGCTCCTGCTCGGCGATCGAGGGCTGCTCGCTGCGCACGCGCTGGGCGTCCGCCTCCTCGGGGACCAGCGCCACCGGCCCGAAGTCGCCCTCGGCCACGGCATCGCGCGGCTCCGCCTCGTCGTCCACCTCGGTGCCGTCCTCGAGGTCCGGCTGACCGTGGTCGACCGGCACCTCCTCGACGCTGCCCGGGACCACCGTGGCGTCCCCTGCGGTGTCCGAGGCGTGCGGGTCCGCCGCCTCCACGTTGACGGTCTTCCTGGCCATCGTTCCTCCTCGATCACAGTGCTCTGATGATGTAGGGCACCGCCAGGTACGGCTGCAGGTTCTGGTGCGCCGTCCCGCTCCCGATGCTTCCGGTGTTCCCCGACACGTTCCCACTCACACTGTGGCTGTGCCCGCCGTCCGAGGTGGTCGAGCCTGAGAGGCTGTGGCCGTGCCCGCCGGCCCCACCGGTGTCGGAGGAGAAGCTGCCGTTGTTGCAGGTCGACCCGGCCGAGGCGTTCATGTCCGACCTCGTGCTGCTCGCGTTGACGTAGCCGTGGGTATGGGTTCCGTCCGAGCTGGTGCTACCGCTCAGCCCGTGGCTGTGGTCGCCGACCGAAGCCGCCGAGCCGGACACCAGGCTGGCCGAGAAGGTGTGCTGGTGGCTGGGCAGCTCCGCCGCGCTCAGCGCCACCGTGGCCGCCCCGCCCGTCGCGCCCCGGGTGTAGGTCGCCCCGCTTCCCACCGGCACCCGGTCCTGGTAGTTCGGCAGGTTGAAGGTCGTGCTGCCGTCGCCGTTGCCGTAGGTCGTCCCGCAGACGGCGAAGAGGGTGGCATAGACGGTCCTGCTCGCCGTCGCGCCGTTGGCGAACAGCCAGTTGGAGCTTGGCGGCGTCGAGCCGGCGTACGGCATCATCGCGCCGATCGGTGCGTAGACGTCGGCCCCGCCCTGCGAGGCGCCGAGGATGATCACCCGGCGACCGAAGAACTGGACCCAGACCCTCGTGCCCACCCGCAGGTTGTCGCTGTCGACCAGCCGCTCCGGCGTAATCGGCATCGGCACCGTCTCGCCGTCCAGCTGGATACGCAGCGGCGAGAGCTGTGTCACCGTCGACCAGCGGTAGGTGTTCTCGTCGCTCTCGGTGGCCTGGCTGGGCGTGGTCTGGTCGGTGTTGTCCAGTCCAGCCGCCGCCGCAGCCACAGCCGCCGCGGCCGCCGCTGCCTGGACCTCCGCGTAGTTGTACGGGGTGGGAATCGTCACGTGACCAGCCTCATCGTGGTTGAGCAGAGCGCCGTCGGGTCCAGCGGGATCGAGGTGTTCACCACGTAGCAGTAGGTATCGAGGGCCGCGCCCGGGTTGACGAACTTCACCACGCTGTTCACGTGCAGGTCAGGCAGGAAGACGTGCCGCAGCGTGATCTGGTTCGTCACCGAGGCCGCCCGGCTCAGCCTCGCGCGGGCGATGGTGTCCAGCGTCGACTGGTCAGCGGCCTCCACACCGATCTCGGTCGCCGTGATCCACCGCCCGCGCGAGGGGAACGAGTAGGGACTCTCGGGGTCGACGTTCGTCGCCAGGCTCACCAGCGCGGCGTTCGTGCCGTCGCCCTGCCCCACCACCAGGTAGCGGTTCGGGATCGAGTAGATGTCCCTGTCCCGCCTCCAGGCCGGATCCATCAGCGACCGCGCTCCGTCGCTGAACGGCGCGATCGACTCGTACACCGGCACCCGGTCGGCCGGCTGCACGTACGGCACCGCCTGGTACTGCCCCCAGCCGTCGCAGAACAGGCTGAAGTAGCCGGCCACGTCGAGCAGGTCGTTGATGATCTGCAGCCGGGTCTTGCCCAGGTCCCAGACCATCGGTGCCGCGAGCACCTTGGTGTCGGCCTGGATCGCCGGGTACAGCTCACCGGTCTCCGCGATCAGGTTCTGGACCAGAGTGATGATGTTGGCGCCGGCGGGTGCGCTGTAGGCCACGATCTCCACCGGATCGCCCGAGGCGATGTCCTGGTCGAGGATGCTCAGCTTGTCGGCCAGCTCCACGTCCCGCCGCATCCCGACGTCGCTGTAGTCCTCCACCGGAGCCGCGCACAAGAACACCCCGGCCGGAACCAGCTTGCCCATCGGGTCGTCCCCGCCGCCCAGCCGCGCGATCCGGATCATCGGCCGAATGCGAACGTTCAGCCAGTCCACGACCTGGCCGGGCCGGTCCAGCACGGAGAGTTTCCCGGTGGACTTCACCGCGCTGTAGGCGTCGATCGTGATCTCTCCCGAGGTCACGCCCTCCAGCTGGCCGATCAGGTTCTCGTCCGCGTCCAGCAGGTCGAACTGGTAGTAGGTGACCCGCCCGCCCTCGAGCACCTCGTTCTCGTCGAACAGAACCAGGACCTCGTTGCCCTGCCCGGGCTTGCCCGCGACCAGGATGCTGCCCCGGGTCGTGCCGACGGCCGCCACCGTCCCGGAGATCCCGTACCGCAGTCCCGCCGTGCCGCTCGTGGTAGCCGTAGCGGCCACTGTGCCGCTCGCTCCGGCCACCAGCCGCGCTGCCCCTACCGTCGCGCCCGTCGCCGCCGTTAAGCCGCTCACGGCCGCCCTGGCGGCTCCCAGCGTGCCTACCGTCGTGCTCGTCGCAGCCACCGTGCCGGACACCTGCGGAAGCGCCTTGATCGGGTTGCCGCTGACGGTCGTCGTCCCCGCGACGGTTCCCGCCGCCGAGAAGAACCGGATCGCGTTGCCCGTGACGGTGGTGGCTCCCGCCGAGGTGCCGGCCGCGGCCAGAATCGCCGTCACCGTGCCCGAAGTAGTGGCCGTCCCGGCGGAGGTCCCCGCCGCGTCGTTCGCCGTGCCGTCGGTGAGCTGGACGTCGTCCCACAGCGTGGTGTGGTTGGTCGTACCCGCGCCGTTGTTGGTGGCGATCCAGATCTTGCCCGCGCTCGTGTGCGTCGAATCGGTCCCGCTGAAGTCGTAGCTGACCGGCTCTCCGCCGGAGATCAGCCAGACCTTGGCCTTGATCGTCGTCCCGACGGCGTACAGCTTGAAGCCGTACTGCGAGCTCTGCGCGATCGTCGGTGCGCTGCTCAGCGTCGCGATCGTGTTGAAGCCACAGCTGTTGCCCTTGGCCAGGACCGGCTTGCTCCCCACCTTCAGCGACAGGAAGTAGCCGTTGCAGTTGGCGCTCGGCAGCAGGTCGCCGCGCACCCAGATCTCGGAGAAGCCGTTCGTCGAGGAGGAGCTGAAGGTGAACTTCCCGCTCAGCTCCAGCGCCGCCACGTTCGAGCCGGTGTAGGCCGCGATGAGCTGGTTGGTGGAGCTGGAGCCGGCGTTCTGCTGCCCCTGGTTGCCCTGGATTGTCGCCGTGCCGGCGGTCCCGGTGTTCGAGATCGACCACGTGCCGCTCCACGCAGCACCGTTGGATCCGGTGAACGGGTCGTTGAAGATGACCGTCACGGGTCACGCCTCCACGAGCTGCACGTAGCGCTCGGTGAAGTCCACCTCGGTCACGCTGAACCCCACCTGCCCCATTCCGGGCCAGAGCGTGTCCTTCACGCTGATATCCGACAGGGTGCCGAAGAGTCGCCGCCCGGTGAAGTCGCGGTAGCACACCACCTCCGAGGTGATCCCCGCCTCACTCCACGCCGCCGGGGGCGAGTCGTACGTGCACAGATCCACCGCCGAGGGGACGGCGCAGCGCTGGTCGTAGAACAGCGAGCCGCCCACTGAGACCGCGCGCCGGGTGTTCTGACCGACCAGCGCCACCGGCTTGGGCCGCCCGAGGAAGTACTGCTGCGCCTTCACCCGGCCGGTCGTCTCGGTGATGTCCAGCTCGCCGTGCACCCGCAGGTCGAACTCGAAGTTGTCCCCGTAGCTGACCCAGGCCCACAGCGGATCGCCCTCGTTCAACCCGTCGGCGCCCTCCACCACGAGCAGGGGCATCGTCGCCCGACTCGGCGTCGCGCTGACCGCCGTGATCCGGTACTCGTTCACCCCGTGCGTCGCCGGCAGCGTGTCCAGGAAGTCGGTCGGGATCAGCAGCCCGGTCGCCAGGGTGACCCAGTCGCTGCCCGGCGTCCGCCGCTCCAGCGTGATCGACTCGATGTCGACCGTCACGCCGACCACCGCCGCCGTCGGGGCGAAGTGCAGCAGCACCGTCCCGGTGCACAGCTGGTACTCACCGCTGGAGGTCACGTTCGCGGGCGGGAAGAGCACGTAGGCAGTGGTGATCGAGGAGACCGTCGACCAGATCCCTAGGGAGGACTTCACCGCGATCGTGACGACGTAGCTCGTGCCCGACACCGCGGCGTAGGCGAAGATCACCGACGAGGCGTCGTCGAAGCCGTTGATCTCCTCCAGCAGCACCGTGCCGGTCGAGTCGTACAGCCGCACCTGGTAGCCGGCCTGTGGATAGAGCTCCGCCTGCGCGTAGACCCAGCTCGCGATGATCTTGTAGGTGTTGGTCGAGGACGTCGGGAGCGTACGGGTCACCGTCGGCTTGGTGCTGCCGGTGACCGCCGCACCCGCGCTGTTCGGGCCGTAGCCCGCCGCCACGATCCCCTCGGTGCGGACCCTCCACAGGTACGGCACGCCGTTGCTCAGGACCCCCGGCGCCAGGGTGAAGCTGCTCGCCGTCGAGGCCACGTCCGTCGCGCCGGCCAGCGCCGTCCAGGTCGACCCTGCGTTGATCGACTTCTCGATCGTGAAGTGGGTCTGGATGACCCCGGTCGCTCCCGGGTTGTGCTGCCAGGTGAGCACCGCGCCGTCGTTGACGAAGTCGACGCTGGAGCCGTTGGGGCTCAGCAGCGTCGGCGCGAGCGGAGGCGTCGCCGCCGGCACCGTCGGCGCCACGGCGTACGCGCTCAGCAGCGCGCCGACCACCGCCGCCACCCGGTAGGCGTTGGAGACCGTGGTGTTCGCGGTGTTGTCGGTGTAGCTGGTGGGAGTCTTGCCCGCCACCGTGCCCAGGTCGGCGAAGGCTCCGCCGTTCACCGAGCGCTGGATCTTCCACGTCCCGGTAGCCGGGTAGGTGTACGCCTGGTCGGTCCAGGTCGTCGTGATCGCGCTGCCCGTGCTGTTCATCGCCGAGGTCACGCCGCTCGGGGCGGCCGGCGACATCAGGATGATGTTCGACTCCACCCAGGCGGAGGAGGCGAAGGCGTTCTCCGACCTGATCCTCAGCTGGTAGGCGTGGTTGGCCTCCAGCCCGTTCTTGACGTAGCTGGTCGCCGTCCCCGAGACCGAGGCGATGCTCGCCCAGCTCGCCTCCGTCCACGCCGTGGCGCCGTCCCAGCGCCGCAGCTGCACCGTCTGGTTGTTGTAGGGCGCCGCGGTCGTCGCGTTGCGGGTCCAGTTGAGGGTGACCTGCGTGTCGCTGTTCCTCGTCAGCACGACCGCCGAGGGAGGAGCCGGCGGGTCGTAGGGGCGCGGCGGGATGTCCACCGTCACCGTGACGAACGGGATCGCGTTCATCCCGTCGTGCACCTCGGCCGACAGGTGCAGGTGGCCCGGGCTGCTGCCGAAGGTCGAGTAGGTGTAGGTCCAGGTCTTCGTCTCGCGATAGACCGGCGAGGTGCCCTCGTTGTTGGTGAAGGCGGTCATGCCCAGCGGGAGGTCCTGGTAGTAGTTCAGGTGCCCGGTGTTGCCGTGGTAGGCGTACTGGTTCTGGGTGTAGACGTCGATCGTCCAGGTGATCGAGGGCGTGCCGCTGGACACCCCGGTCACCGAGATGTCGAAGCCGATCCGCATCTGGTTCCCGCCGGAACCGTTCCACTCGCCCCAGATGATCGTGCCCATCAGACGTTCACCCTTCCGCTGCGCTGGATCTTGCGAGCCGTCGCCCGGGCGTTCCCGATCATCGACAGGAAGTCGTCCAGCGTGCGCAGCTTGGCCAGGTCGTCGATCGAGAGGTACAGCGCCACGTTCACGCCGTTCGCCCCCGGAGGCCGCAGCTCCTCAGGACTGCCGGTCTGGTTGTTCACCAGGCTCAGACCCTTGGGCAGCACGCCGCCCGAGTCCATCAGCAGCGGACGCCCCAGCACACCACCCCGGGCGAAGGCCGCTCCAAAGCCGCCGTCGAAGTCGCCCAGCCCCTGGCCGATGATCTTCGTGACGTCCCCGGTATGTGGCGCCTCCGCCCACTGCCCCGAGCCCATGTAGAGCTCCACGTGGTGGGCCGGGTAGCCAATGAACCCCAGGTCGCCCGGCTTGATCGCGCCGTACATCACCTTGCGCAGCGCGGCCTGCTGCTGCTCGGACGTCCTCGGGATCGACACCCCGCCGGCCGCCAGCGCCGCCTGCGTGAAGCCCGAGCAGTCGAACTGTGGCCCCGTGCCTCCCCACAGGTACGGGATGCCCAGGTGATCCATCACCCACGCCTTGACCTTGGCGAAGATCGGCCCGCCCAGCTGGTCGTAGGCGGTATTGAAGTCAGCGAAGAGGCTGGTCACCTTGGACACCACGCTGGTGAGCAGCTTCTCCCCGGCCGCCGTCGCGTACTGCGGCACCACGCCGCCTCCCGGCACCGACGGCATCAGCCCCTTCAGGTAGCCCAGCGGATTGCTCAGGGCGTTCCAGATCGCCGAGGACGTGTCTCCCACCCACGAGAGCGCGGAGGCCGACTGGCTCTTGATCCAGTCGATCACGCCGCCGCCGGCGAAGTTGCCCGGCCCTGAGAGCCGCCCGGCCATCGCCTGCTTGTTCAGCATCGCGATCCCGCGCGCTCCACCCATCGCCTTGGTGAACTCGGGGCGCATGATCGCCTCGCCGCCGCTCAGCGCGAGCCGTCCTCCCGTCGGACTCCAGAACTCGTGGATGTCCCGCCCCGGGCTCCAGCCCGGAGTCACGCCTCCGGTGGCAAACGGCAGCGGAATGTCGTCGATGTGCGGCCCGCCGACCTTCTCGCTCAGCCAGTTGAAGCCCTTGATCAAGCCGCCGTTGAGCACGGTCTGGATCACGAACTTGATCGGAGCCTTGACGATGTCCTGGATCTTGTCCCAGGCCGTCTTGATCGCCGAGACCGCGGTGCCGAAGGCGTCCCCCAGCACGCTCAGACCCTTCTTGAACGCCTCGAACACGGGGCTCACGACGGTGTCCCACACCGTCTTCACCACCGACCCGATGAGGTCCATCTTGGGCTTGACGTAGGTCGTGTAGAGGTCGGAGAACCAGCCTCCGACGATCTTCACCCCGGCCACGATCAGGTCGAAGATCCCGCTCACGATCGCCCAGCCGGCCTTCACCACGGCGGAGATCCCGTTGAAGGCGGGCACGACGGCGTTGTTCCACAGCCAGGTGAAGAGCGTCCCGAGGGCCGAGATCGCCGTCCCGACGAGATTGAACAGCGGGATGATCACGAGCTTCCAGACAGCGAGCGCGATGATCTCCACGGCCTTGAAGGCGAACTCGATCAAGCCCGAGAGGGTGGCGAACGCGGGACCGAAGGTCGAGGTGATCCAGTCACCCACCGCCTTCAGAACGGCCATGATCCCGTTCCATGCGGTGGTGATGTAGCCCCACAGCGTCTTCGCCCCGCTGGAGATCGTGTCCCAGGCGCCAACCAGCCACGGCACCACGCTGCCGGTGATCCAGTCGACCACCGCCCCGATCGCGCCCTTCACCGCGCCCCAGGCGGCGTTGACGATGTCCCGGAAGGTCTCGCTGTTCTTGTAGGCAATCACCACCGCTGCCACGAGGGCGGCGATGCCGATCACGATCAGAGCGATCGGGTTGGCGTTCAGCGCCGCGTCGAGGGCCCACTGAACCGCCGCCCAGACCTTGATCGCTCCCTGCACGATCCCGAGCTGGGTGATGTACGCCACCAGGCCCGTGCTCGCCTGGTACGCCAGCACCGCGGCGTGCGCCTGGGTCACCACCAGCAGCGCGCCGATCGCGACCGCCAGCGTCTCGGTGAGGGTCTTGTGCTCCTTCAGGAACCCGATCAACCCGGCGCCGGCCGTGACCACCGACACCATCGCGGGCACCACGTCGTCGAGCAGGATGTTGAAGACCTGCCGCGCCCAGAAGCCCACCTCCTCGAAGAATCCGGGCATCCCGGAGGAGGTGATGTCGTGGTCACCTGCGATGAACGCTCCGACGAACGCCTGCACCGAGCCGGTAATCTCCTTGAAGACCGGCACCACCTTGCTGACGAAGACCTCGCCGATGATCGCGCCCACGTTCTTCGCGACCGGTCCGAGGGAGTCCAGCGTCGAGGTGAAGTTGCCCATCAGGGTGGGCAGCTGGGAGAACGCTCCTCCCAACAGGTTCGCGCCGAGCCGCCCCAGCGCCGCGCCGATGTTGTCCATCGCGCCGCCGAAGGTCTTGCCCGAGGCCAGCGCCGCGCCACCGAGCCCCTTCTCCATGGCGGTCTGGAACTCCTCGAAGCTGATCTTCCCAGCCCCGATGTCCTTCCGGACGTCCTGCATCGACTTCCCGAGGGACTTACTCAGGAACGACACCACGGGAATGCCCGCGTCCTGCAACTGCTGCAGCGACTCGCCCGTCAGGTGCCCGGCGATGGCGACGTCGCTGAAGTTGTCGCTCAGCATGTCCATGCTGGTGCCGCTGATCGTCGCGGTGTCCGCCAGCAGCTTCAGCGTCCGGGTCAGGTCCGTGCCGGGCTTGACCCCCGACGCCACCAGGATCGCCGAGGAGGCCACCGCCTCGCCCATGCTGAACGCGGTCCCCTTGACCGCCGACAGCGAGCTGTTCATCACGAGGGCGACCTGCTGGGTCGACATGCCCAGGCCCTTGAGCTTCGCCTGCGCGTCGTCGATCGTCGTCAGGCGGCTGAACCCCTTGGCCAGCGCTCCGCCCAGCAGCGTCGCGATGCCGCCGCCCACCAGCGCCGCGCCGGCTCCGACGGTCTTGCCGAGCACCCCGAGGATGTTCAGGCCCGCGGCCTTGGAGCCGGGCTCCGTCTGCTTCGGCAGTTCCTTGTTGAAGTTCTCCGCGTCAGCGCCGACGGTGATGATCGCCTCGCCGATGACGTTGGGCATCGGGACCTCCCTCGAGGCCCCGGCCCATGGCCAGCAGGCGATACATCGGCGTCGGGAGAATCACGGAGCGCCTGGTCGGATCGTACTACTGGCCCAACTGGGCCTGGAGAGCGTTGAAGGCCGCCATCTCCGCCTCGACCGACCAGGGACCGACGGGCTCCTCACCGGGCGGCGGGAGCCACAGCTGAGCCTCCACCCTCGCCACGTCCTCCGGCGTCGCGCCGTCCGTCATCCAGAACCACACCAGGTGGCAGAACCGCTCCACCGACAGCTTGAGCGGGTCCACGCCCCGAGCCGCAGCCCACCCGTCGAAGTTGCGCCAGTAACGCTGGGTGTGCTCGAACAGCCTCAGGGCTATGTAGTAGGGTCCCCGGTCGCCGCCGCGATCAGCTTGTTCATCAGCTGGAACAGGTGGTCGATGTCGAGCTGGTCATCGTCGTCCTCCAGCCGCGCGTGGATCGGCTCGATGAAGTCCCGGCCGAGCATGGAGATCACCACCGAGTCGATGACCGCGTTCATGAGCGTGGGGTCCTCGCTGGCCTCCGCGTTCTTGCCCTGCATCATCAGCGCCAGCGCCTTGGCCTTCTTCGGGGCCCGGGCCTGGTACTCCACCCCGACCAGATCCACCGTGAAGACCTTGCGCGGAAGTGCTGCCACGTTCATGTTCTCGACCATGCGGCGGAGCGTACTACGGAGGCGCCGCAGCAGGAGACAGAGCAAGGGCCCGGGTCCGGGGCTGATCACCCTCGGAGCCGGGCCCTTGTGCCCTCTGGCAGGAAATGGGCCACGGATCATCCTCCGTCGAGGTCGCGCATCCATGACTTGGATCTTCAGAGTACGAGTGCAGGCGCTGAAGGTCCAGTCGGTTGGTCACGGTAAGAAGTCGCGCAGGCTCAGATCGCGGTAGGCGTTCCTCAGCTGGTGAGCTCCCGGGAAGCCCTTGGTACGCGGCCGGAAGATGAACACGTTGGAGCCCTTCGGCATGAACCGCAGCACGTGACCCTTCCGCGCCACCGACGGGCCGGCGCCGTCCTCCTGCAGCGGGGCGTACGCCAGCGGCGAGCTGACGTCGAAGCCCGAGGCGTACCGGCCCTGCGTGGTCCTGGACTGCTTCTCCTCGTAGGACTTCGCCAGCGCCCCGGTCCGCACCCGGTTCGCCGCCCGCACGTTGTCATTGGCCCGGCTCGCCGTCCGCTGCGCCGCACGCCGGGCGCTGGTCCTGGTGACGTCCTCGAGGAACGGATTGAGCAGGGCCGGGTTGAGCACGATCCTGACGGACCCCAGCGCAGCCATGGCTGTCTCCCTCCTACGGGCACGCGCAGTTCATCAGGGTCACGGTGAACTGCCACTCCCCGCCGACGCAACCGCCCGACGGCCCGATCGGGTCCCAGCGGAGCACGACCAGCTTCTCCACCGCCGGCGTGATCGCGCACTGGATCGCCTCGCTCAGCGCTGCCTGGTCGGCCAGCATCGCAAGGGTGTTCGCAGTCAGGTCCGCTGCCGCAGGAGCCCGCCCCTGGTCGTCGATGCTCGCCGCGCAGCGCAGCACTCCCAGCCCGAGGGTCACCGTCCAGGTCGCCACGCCGCACGGCTGCCCGGAGGCGTTGCGCACTCCCGAGTTCGGCAGCTGGTTGATCACCCTGATCCACAGCTGGCCGTCGCAGCAGTCGTCCCAGGCCACCTCCGCGCCGGGGTACAGCGCCGCCCGGCCCACCGGTGTGTCGAGCGCCGCCTCGGCGGAGGCGAGGAACAGCATGAGGGCCGGGCCCAGCGCGTCAGTTGCCATCCACGATCAGTCGCCCCTCATCGGCCAGCCCCAGTAGCCGGACGACAGCAGCGTAAGCCCCGCCGTCCCGCTCACAGAGGACGTCCCTGCGACCGTCCCTGCCGCCGCCAAGGCTGCGCCAGTGCGCGTCGCGTCGCCCAGTACCCCCGCGCTCGCAGCGACCGTCCCAGCGGCGCTCAGCGTCCGCAGCACCCGCGTCGCGTTGCCCACCGTCGTGGCCGTCGCGGTGCTCACGCCGGCTGCCGCGTAGGTGAAGACGGTCCGGGTCGCGTCGCCCACCACGGTCGAGGTGGTGGTGACGACGCCAGCGGCGATCTTCGTCGTCGAGATCGTCGCGTTGCCGACCACGAGGACGGTCGTCGCGCTCGTGCCGGCCGCCTGCTGGATCAGGCCGATCCGGGTCACGTCGCC